GTGTTGAGAGCGGAGTGTTCACTCCGTACATGAAGTTGCCTACCGTCCAGCCCCTTCAGCCAATTCTTATTTTCTAAAGCCTTGGAAATTTTTTGCTTCAAAACTCCCAGACTTGGTAAGGACTTCAGAAACTTTTCTCGTATCTGTTTACCCTCAGTGCTGCCTTTACCTATGATCTGGCCTATCTTTTCGTTACCCGCTCCATAGAGAAACCCATAGATAAAGGTCTTGGCATTATCTCTGGTAGGCAACCCAGCAGCTTCTTGGTTAACTGTATGAATGTCTTCATCCAACAGCTTACGAGTGTACTCTTCATCATTCATGTAGTGAGCCAAGCATCGTAGCTCTAGCCCACTCGCATCACAACCCACCAACACCTTACCATCAGTAGCTTTAAATAAAGCCCTGTACCTACCTTCGCGGGGAACCTGTGCCATGTTTGGGTGGCGATGGGTACACCTTCCTGTAACTGCTCCATTAGTTACCACATGACCGTGTATCCGCCCTCTGTATTCCAGCTTTAACCAGCTTTCCCGCCCGTCTCCCAACTGACCCATCCTTTTCTGAAGTGTCAGAATTTTGGCAAGCATTTGAGCTTCTGGATAAGGCAACCCAGTGAGAATTGTTTCATCAACCTTAGGTTTACCTCCTTCCGTGTAATCCTTGGGTTTCCACCCAAGCTGCTGCAGTCGCTCAGCAATGTGATCCCTGCTCCCCGAATTAAAGGGTATCCTCTTCACCTTATTAGGGCCACGCTCTATAGCACTGTCCTTGTGACCCGCCGCCTTAGCTGCACTCTTGGTATCGAACAGAACGTTACCCGCCCTCCAGAAAGTCATCTTCATCTGGATTTCCTTGGGCGGAAACACATCCTGCATCTCTTGATCCAGAGTTATCTTTTCCGTAGCAAGATCTGCATAAAGCGCGTTGGCTTTTTGAACATCAAAACAAAAACCATGTTGCTCCTGCTCAAACATTATCGCTGCAAACCTATGTTCTAGTTCCAGCGAAACCTCAGAATACTTTTGGTTTTCGAACTCTTTCCATAGCCGCTGCGTGACTAGTACATCCTGCTCGCAATAGTCTTCTAGTTCTTCAGTCCACACATCAAAGCCATGACTCTCCAGATAAAGTCCCTTTAGAATGCCAAGCCTGTAGCCCCAAGCCTTTAAGCTGTGCTTACCAGCCATCTTCAATGGAAACTCATCTTCAGAAGCCTTCCTACTCTGAACAATGTCTCTCTCCATCATGTTGGTGTAGATAAGCCGACTGCACACCAGAGTATCCCGAATCTTGACACTCTCAGGAGGCACCCACCCAGTAAGTTTTTGGATACAGGGAAGATCAAACCCAATAACATTATGACCAATAATGGTATCGGCTGTACTAAGTCGAGCCAGCCCCTCATCTATAGACGGACTGCCTTTAGACTCATTGTTGTACCTATAGACCTCCCCTGTATCCGAGTCAGCCAGCACCATGCAGTGCATACGACTGACCTTGGGGTAGAGATTGTTAGTTTCTATATCAAAGATGTAATTACTCACTACAATTCTCCTCCAGAAGATGTGCTGTCGTCTGTCCAAACTTCCTCTCGAAGTCGCCCTGTATCGTGAGAATAGTAGAGTTCACAGGCTACCCCCGTCTGCCCTGACCAGCGGTTCTTCAGCACACGCACCTTCATGGTGTTGCCGTTGTCTTCGTCCTGCTGATCCCTTTCAAGACCCATAACTATATCACTAAGCTGAGCTATTCCGGCTGATCCCCTGAGTTGACTCAGGCTAGTATTTGCTCCCTCTTCGTGCGCTCTTCCCTCAGGACGCTTAAGGTGGCTCACCAAGATTAGAGAAAACTTTAGTTCTTCCACCAAAGACCTGAGCTTGGTCATAGTATTATCAATAAGCCGCCGCTCATCTCCACCTTCCAGCCCTGACACCACAATAGACAGATGATCTAGAAAAATGTAATGGCACCCACACCCAGCAACCATAAACCTAATTCGATTTAACAAATTAGAGGTGTCCATAGAGCCGAAGTGGTCATACAGAAAAAACTTTCCAGACCCCACAGTGTGCTCAAAAGCCTTACGTTTTTCTTCAGTAGTAGCCGCTGAAGGATCTAGGTGTAGGGGTTTATTAAGGTACATACCCATGACACCCAAGGAGGTGCGCCTTACATTCTCCTCCAAGGCTATATAACCTACAGCTTCATCCCTAAGGACTAAATCTAGCGCAATCTCCTTGCATATCTGGGACTTACCTGTGCCTGACCCAGCACAAAAGGTAGCTATCTCCCCCCTGCGTATACCATGTGTTAATCCATTCAGTCCCTCCCAAGGATAGGGGTGTCCATCAGATTTAATCTCCTTGGTAACTTCATCCCACAAATCCTTGCCATCCAGAATACCATCGGGCCTGTAGACCTTGGCATTAAAGATTGCTTGGACTACTTCAGCAGCCCTCTTGGATACCAGCATCTCATTGGCATCCTTCAATGGAAGCATGGCTATCTTAGCTTTACCTACAGGCAGCACTCCACAGCACTCATCAGCCGCCTTCTGACCTACCTCATCGTTATCGAACATGAAGATAATTTCTTCAAACCGATTTAGGTATTCTAAATTAGTAGCTACTACCTTCTTGGCACTGCTAACCCCATTAGGAAGCGACACCACGGGCCAGCGGTGCTCGTTAATCTGAGACACCGACAAGGCATCCAGCTCACCCTCAGTAATGACCAGCTTTTTTCCACTGTTCCACAAGTGAGAACCATAGAGTCCCGCTGAACTAATATCTCCTACAACCAAGAAATTCTTGTTCGGTAAGCGCAGCTTTTGAGCGACCACATTACCTTTGTTGTCCATGAAATTAGCTATGTGACATGGCCTTCCCCCGTACTGCCCAGTCTGGTAATTCCAGCGGTGGCAAGTTTCAATAGTCAAACCCCTTTTAGGAAGGTTCGTAATCGCTCCCTTGATAAATGAGCCTTCTTCGTATCCGCTCCCTCTAAAGCTTTTGCGAGATCTTTGGTCTTCATCAAGTGAACCTGTTTCACTCCCGTTGTTGTGTGACTCACAACTGAAGCAGTAGGTGTGTCCGTCGTCATAGACTGCCTTGGCATCCGACGACCCGCATTGTTCGCATGGTTCATGTCTTAAAAAGGTTGAATCAGTAGTTTCATTGTGCTCGTTCATGGTCTAGTCTCTCCCCCGTCAGCCATTCCTCAGGAATAACCTTGTGCGCCCATTTAAAATTGTGCTTATCGCACCACTGTCCACAAGTTGTTTTGGATCTGCTATTGATTGGAAGCTTAGAGTTTTGAAATACAAATCTTATGTCAAACTCAGGGTGTTGCTCTTGTATTAACAGGTGCTTCTTTCTGTCCTTAGAGGAAAACAATCCCTTGGCTTCAATATAAATATCAGTATCCGGTAAATAAAAGTCAGGCAAATAACTACAGTGCTGCTCTGGCTTAATATATTTTATAGTTTTTGGTTCGTAGGCATACCGCCACCCGCCATTTTTCAGACGGGCAGCGATGAATGCCTCGTAGTGAGATCGGAACCTTTTCACAGTTCGTCAGCACTGGTGGCCTCTGCCAAAGACTTGGGTGCTTCAGTCGCCCCCTCTTTCTTGGTGTTATCAACCAAAGAATCTTCTTCGGCAACGTAGCCTCCCTTTGTCGCTGAGAAACCCATGTCCTCAGGGCGATTCTTGGAGACATACTCCTTAAGCTTAATCACCTGTACGGCGTTAAGCCTAAACGTTACCCCACAACCCAGAGCGGGAGTGTAGTAAGTGGAGGGAACAAAGTTCACAACCAACTCACTACCGCCACCAATACCAGTACCCTCAAAACCTCGTAGTTGTGAGTCGTACAATTTAGGACGCTGAGTCCAGCTCTTGCCGCTCTGTGTCACCACGTTGTGCTTCATCTTGAACTTGAAGTCCCACTCACCCGTCTCGTTGCCTTCGTCGTCTACGGCAGGCTTAACGGGAAGATCAGCCTTCTTAAGATTGGGCTTTTTCTTCAGCTTTTTCTGCTCTTCCCAGAAAGTATCTAGTTTTTCCTCAAGAGCAGTGATTAGTGGTCGAGCTGTAGCCTCAGGAATCCTAAGCACTACGCTGAACATCCCCTCAGGGTTGAACTTGTAGTCAGGCTCAGTCAAGCGTGGGTACACTGCGATGCCAGTAGGCGTGGTCATTTGATTGTTTTGTGCGTCACTCATAGCAATATGTTATTCGAACGTTATTAATGTTGCGCAGGGCGTTTTCCCCTGCAAGTCAGCGATACATATACCTTGCTGTGAAAATTTCGTCAACAGAAAAATCACCGATTATTCCCATGTAAGTCTCCATTAGGTCACTAAATGCCTCATCATCAAGCACTTGCGGCGTAAAAATTTTTCTCCAAAAACGCTCAGGATCGCTTGAAAATATTGCAACATAGGATTTCTTTATGGCCGATATAAGAGCATCAACATCACACGCATGGGTAGTGAAGGCGTCATGGATGGTAGCTACTGAGCCTACGCCCTTAGCCTCATGGAGAGCCTTGTGAAGAACAGCGGCATCCAAGCTATGAATGAAGTTGGCGACGAACGCTCGCCCCATCTTGGCTTTATCTAGCTGCTTTTGATCCTTCCTGTAGGTGAGGCTCCGCATCCTCCCAAAGAGCATGGATCTCACCTTGTGAGGTGTTGATTTTCTGTAATCCTGTTTTACTGGAAACCCGCTGGGCGACAGCCATTCCAGAGCAGAGCTCGTTGAGCCAGCCAATCTCTCCATCCACCCCATAAGGTCAAAAAAGGGCTCATACCGCTCAGCAAACGCTTTTATGATAGTACTCCCTAAGTATTCACAGGCTGAGACAGCTTGATTATGGAAGACTTCAGATTCAGTGTCCCTATACCACTCTAGGATAATCTGGGTAGCCCTGTACCTAGTACACCCATAGGGTATTGTCATTATGATGCTTTTTACCAGCTTCCTAGAGATACCTATAGATAACCATAGCTCTCCTATAGTATTCCCCTTTAATCTTTGGCTCAGGTCTTTAAGGATAATACCATAAACATCACTAGGGTTATCCCCATCAATACAGTTGGTATCCTTGGCTCCTTGTCTATTTCTAAGAATCAAGGATAACAACTGGAGTCCATTGTTTGAGGCATCTACGGTTATCGGTAGATGGCTAAGTTCTAGCGTGTTGGTCATGTGTTTGTGGTACTCAAAGATCCACGCCAAGAACTCCCAAGGCTTTTCTGCATTAGCCCACCATAGATTGGAGGTCGGATTCAGGGCTGTCTCTTCTATAAGATGCTCGTGCCTCTGCAGCCACAACTTTACAGCCTGAGGTTCCACTGTATTTGCAAACAGGGCAGGGCCAGTCTTCCTTAGCCAATGTTCTCCACTGGAGTGGGACAAGGGTTGTCCCTTAGAAAACTCCAGCAATCCACGGGCTAGAGAGCATCCCTGAAAATTAAGAAAGCTAGGGACAGCATACAGTCTACCCCTGAAATCAAATTGGTGTGGAAAATAAAAAGTATCTACATCCTTGTAGCTGTCTGCAACCCACAGAATCTTTGAAATTGTGAGCCTAGAAGATCTATACTTCAGATCATCCCGGTAATACTTGGCAGCTTTCCGTCTCCATTCAGTCCTAGCTTCATTATTTGTACTTATATCTACAGGCTTAGGAGGCAACAAATCTCTAAAGTTAGGAGGGAAGTCAGCCACAGAGTAATTGTTCTTCCAGAAGTATTCAGCTACTTCCAATACTTTTTTGTTAATTCTC